TGGAAATCTCGATGTCCACTTCGCGAGAGAGAGCAAGCTCCCAAAAGCCGGCATCAGAGCTTTCGGATTCACCCTCTTGGCCCCACTCCTGGGAGTCGATGAGCCATGTGCCCTTCGGGTGAGGTTTAGCCAGTCCGCCCTTGGTCGTATCGTTGCTGAAAAAGATGCGGAGCACGTAATACCGCTTGGAGCCGCGACGAACAGTCTGCTCGCCACCGGTCATGTCGTTGCGCCGCATCGTTACCGTGGTTGCGGCCCCGTTCGGCGCGGTGTACGTGACATCTTCCTCTATCTGGGTAAACACGACGCCACCCCCATGGTGGCGCCGCATCATTTCCCTCAAGTTGTTGGTCGAAGTCATCGGCTACCTCAAAGCAACGACCCCCTCCGACGGGGCGCCGACGGAGCAGGGGCAGCCTTCGGACATGGCGGACCACCGTGATCCGGACAACGATGAATGACCGTGTGGTCCCACTTCTTTTTGTCGTCCAGAAAGACCTCGGCTTGACAGCCGCAATCACACTTCGGCGCCCGCACGGAATGTGTGGCCATGCTCACGGCTCCTTGAAGGCAACAGAGAAGCGGTCGATCTGGAATGCGCCGAGATCCGTATTCGCGGCCTTCTGGACCTGAGCGTACGGCTGCAACGAACCGGTGTAGTTGCTCATGTCGAACGTGGTGGTGGCCGCAACGCGGGTCAGGAACCCGTTCGAGTCGTCCATGTAGAACCGCACGTCGCTGGTCCCGTGCGAGAACTCGATGCCGAAACGCTTGAACGTGGTGCCAAGCGTTTCGCCGGTCGCCACGTCATCATTGTTGACCGTTCCGTCGTCGGTCTCGACCAAGATCGCCGTGGCCCCAAGCGCCCGGAACAAAGCGGCCTCGGCAATCGTGTCGATGGCATCGTTACGTTCGGACGCAAGGCCAAACGCCAACTGCGTGGTCACAGCGGTAGTGCCCATCGCAACCGACAAGCGGGCCAAGAACTCGACATACTTCAGGTTGTCGATGTCGAGAGACAAGATGTCGCCCCACGACAGGCAAACGTTCTGCACCTCACTGGTGGCCTCCAGCCCAACAGAGGCAACGCCGTTGGCCCCCGCTACGTCGCTGACGTAGTTCATGATCGGAGTTCCGGCGGCCGAGGTGTCGGTCCGCACCCACGGACCTCCCGACTCGTCGGTGATCAGGGGGATCAGACCCTCGCCGATCATGTGGTAATTCACGTCGAATCGCTGACTCATGGTTCTTGTCCTTTACGCCAAAGTAGTAGCCAACTCCGTCCGACCGGTTACGCGCCGGCGTTCCGGACAATACCCACATGCTCGATGGCCTTGACGCCCCACGTTTGATGCGCGGTGAACTTGCGGCCCTTGGTGTCGAAGTCGAACGTGTCTTCCAACCGAGGAGTATCTTCGCCGCGGAGGAACGACAACTGGATATGGCTCGCATCCTGCCAGCGTGAGGCGCCGTAGTAGATGAGAGCCGAGTTGCCGTCCAGTTCGGCGTCGATCACCGGAGTGACACGGTTCTGCCAGATGTTCGTCACACCCGAGGAACCAGCCGCACTTCCACCGACAGCCGGATTGGCGGTCGAGGAGAGCAGTTGCAGAACTACCCCTTCCACCGCCGCCGGGGCGATCAGGAAAGCCATTTCAACGTTCAGACGGCTGGACGTTTTCGTCCTGTCCACCTGCGAACGCAGGAGCAACTGCATCGCGTTCAGCTCGGCAACCGCAGGCGCGGCGCCCGAGGTCCGGTCATTCTGGTGACCGGTCGGGCTGGCGTTCGTGTCGAACAACGACACCGAATCGTAATCGGTGTTCGGGTTGCCGGTCAAGATGGCGTACACCGAACGATTGATGGTCCGTTCGGCTGCCCGAGCGGCACGCACCGTCAGGGTGTTGAACGCCCCGAGGTCATCGTTGATGAGCATCTCGCGGGAGAAGGACCAAGCCTTACCGCGAGTCTCAGGAATGTACGTCGACTTCTGGTCTCCGAGCTTATCCTGGGGGAACGCTTGGTCCTCCGGGATCACCTCGAAGTCGCCGGCGGTGCCGAGACGCAACACGTTCTTCGCCTTGAAGTCCGCGAAGTTATCGGTCACCTCCACCCACTGGCGCCAACTGGACGGAGCCTCGTTGTAGGCGGCCAAGAGCATCTTGTTCGCGGCGTCCACCAGAATGCCTGGGAAGTCGCCGGTCGTCTGGAAGGACGAACCGCCACCGCCCGCAGCCTGCACGCCTGGGTTGCCCAGCAGGATGTCCGCAAACCGGACCGGGTCATCGTTCTTCACGTTCCTCGCATTGGCCCAGCCGGCCCGTTGCGCCAGTTCCACGCCAATCTCGGTGAGGGGGAGACCGCGGTAGCGATTTGAGTCGGAATGGACTTGTCGGGTTGGGCTGTACTTGACCTGCACCCGACCGCCAGGGAGGTTCGTTCGATCCATCCCATGTGCTTCGAGCCGCCCGGAGTAGCTGTACTCAAGAGCAGCCACCTGATTGAGAGGCAGGTTTCGCAGAGCGATCCCATCGCCGATCACGGTACGCAGCTTGTCGGTTTCCGCTTCGCCCGAGTCGACCCGTTCATTGGAAGGAAGGCCCGTCGGGGTTTGCGCCATGCTGTCGAGCACGATGCCCTTCGCGACCGGGTCGGTCGCTCCGGTTGCGTTGCTCTCGGCCAGCTTTTCGAGAACCGCTTCGCTCTGGACGGCGTCGAAGTAACCCAACGCCTTGACCATTTCCTTGAAGCCAGCCAGCCGGGTGCGCTCTTCCGAGCGGATATCGGCCTTCTGCTGTTCGGTCACGACCGCTCGGTCGCTGCCGGTGATGTCTGCGGCCATGTCCTTCGTCTCCTCGTTTTCACTTTCAACGCTTTCCGGAGAAACAATCACCGGAGTTCCTGTGAACGTTGTGCTGATGTTTGGTCCGTTTTGGACCGATGCCAGAACCTCTTGTTCGTGAGCACGAATAGCGACCAGTGATTCGGCCGACGCGGCCAACGGGCTTCGTCCCCTGGACGCTTTCGCACGCCCGCCCAGTTCCTTGACGATCTGATCCACTGTCGCGATGCGATCGATGAACCCCAGATCTTTGGCGACCGGAGCCACATGAACCCGGCCGTCACCCATCTCTTGGGCTGTGGTCATGCCGACGCCTCGGTTGCGGGCTACGTCCGTGACGAACATCCCATACACCGAGTCGATGTGTTCCTGGATGACCTCTCTCGCGGCGCCGCTCATTGGTTCGTGCGGGTTGCCGGCCACCTTGAACTCGCCAGCCGAAATGATTTCGGTCTTCAGGCCCTGGGCATGCTCGGCCACCGCACGGTTCTCGATCACCGTGAACACACCGATGGACCCAACGTCGCTGGATGGAGTGGCGACCAGTTCGCCGGCGGCGGAACCGATCCAGTAAGCCGCCGACGCCATGGTGCCAGAGGCAACCGCAACGATGGGCTTGACGCCCCGTGCCTCGAAGATGGCTTGGGATAGTTCAGCCACCCCGTGGACGCCGCCTCCTGGCGAGTCAATCTCCAGGACAATGGCTTTCACGGTGTCGTCCGACAGCAGCATGTCCAAATCACGCTTGATCAACTCGGTTGACGTTCCTCCCGAGATCTCGGAGAGCATGTTCATTCGTTGCGACAGAACGCCCATGATCGGCAAGATCGCGACGCCATCCCGAACTTGTGCCGGCCTGGCTTCACGCTTTTGGCCGTCCAGGAACGCATGCAAGTCCGTCTTGTCCCACTTGACGCCCGCGTTGCGGCTCTCGACCACGAACGCGATATCCGTGAGCGTGGCCTGCTGGATTGCCCAAGGCGCGCCGTAGAACCGTTCGGAGATCTTCATTCGTCGTCCTCGTCTTGTTCTTGACGCTTTTGGTCTTCGTTGTCTTGTTCTTCGCGATCGTCGGCGGGTCGTGCCGCTGGCTTCGGCGCCTGGGGAAACACGTTGGCCAGGGGCACGCCCAATTCGCCAAACCGTTTGATTTCGTTGGCCAAAGTCGGAAGCACTTCCTCGAAGTCGAGGCCGATGGCTCCCAGTTCACGCTCGAACGTCGACAGCCCTGAACCGATCGCAGCGATGCTGGCCGCCACTTGCTTCCCTGGGTCGACATAGCCCCAACCAGGAGGGATGCCCTTGCACGCGATCCAACGTTCAGGATTGCGGTTGAACCGCGCCAGACCGCCGCTTGGGACCTGTATGAGGCCAAACGCGAAGGCTTGCCGCATGACCCGCTTGCGAACCTCTAGGTCCACGTACCATTGGTGCCAGTTCTGGAGCGGTAAGAACCCCTTGCGGTCTTGCAGATCCGCCGCGCGGGAGCTTGAGAAGTTGGTCTGCGAGAAATCTCCGGTGAACCGCTGGTAGGACAAGCCAAGGCCAGCCCCCATGGTCTGCATCATCAGCTTGAGCCAAGCGTCCGGAGCCGTCGCGCGGTTGCTCTGGATCACTTCCAGCGAATCTCTTGGGCTGCCAGTCAAGGCAATGCCTGGACCAATCGGGACTTCCGGGGCATCAGTGGCGTCATCTGTCGGAGTTGTCTCTCCGTCTTCGTCTGGGATTCCAAGTTCCCCCTGCTCTTCCCGTTTGAGCATGTAGACGAAGTAGCTCGCCACCTTCGCAGCGTTGATCTCGTGGGTCTGGTATTCGTAGAAGTCCCACAGCTGCTTGACGATTGGCGCAAACCAGGACACCCCAATGGTTTGCGTAGGGCGTTTCGCCTTGAACAGATGGATCACACGGCTAGCCGGGATACGTTCGGAGTCCTGCGCGAAGGTGGTCCACGTACCTTGCGGATGCTGTGTGTAGAAGTGGTAGAATACCCGCCGGCCACGAGCGTCGAACTCGATACCGTTGCGGATCTCGTTCACGTCTTTACCGGGAGGGCGATCCTTTGTCCGGTCCAGCTGGTCATACTCGACCGACTCGAAGGCGATCGGGAGAATCCTGGTGGGATCGTCAATGCTGGTTTCGATCAGGAATCCATTGCCGCTCTCAATGGTCTCGTGTAGGTTTGTGCGGGCCATTTCTGCCCAATGCGCACGGCCACGAACGTCGGCCTGGTCCATCCATTTCTTGTAGACCTCGTCCGACTGCTTGTTCATGTCCGCCATCAACTCGCCGTCAGCGGTCCGGATCTGCGACTTGGTCCGGATCATCTCGCCGATGACGTTGTTGACGTAGCAATCGCGAGCGTTGATGCAGAGCGGGTTGTTTCGCCCAAGCCAGCGTGCCCGCGCGGTAAGCATTTCCGCGTCGTCGCGGCGTTCTACGTCAGCGGGCCTGTTGCGTGGATTCCACAGGCGGGTGGCACGGGTGCGTTTCCCGCCCTCGTAGCCAGCCTTGGGAGACCATTGGCCGTCCTGTTGAGCAACTCGGTCAACCAGGTCGTTGTAGTCCATGGTGGTCCCTCACACGTCGACTGGTTTGATCAGTCTTGCGACGGGACTGGCGCGGCGAGAGGCACTGGAGATTTCCTTGCGCAGTTCACCGAGGGTATTTAGGCGTACGCGCGTGTTTCCAACCGCGTGCTCGACGACTCCATCGGCGCGCAGGATATTGCCAAGAGCGGTCCTGGCATCTGCTTCGAGTGAACTGTCGCTGTCGTTTGCCATACAGGCAATCTGCGCAATTACACCCGTGAAAGCTATAGCACTTCATCAAGTTTGGCGATTTGCTCACGCGCCCAACTCTTCCAATTGGTTGCAGTTAGGACATGCGACTTGTGCGTAAACGTGTGACCGCAGCCTGGCAGAAACGGCCTCCCGTTGAACTGCCAGCCATCGCATTTCCGCTTGGTTCGCCCGTAGACCTTGGTCACGGCGCCGCACGGCATACGGCACAACGGACATGGCTGCATCGTCGCCCGAGGGACCGGTTCCGTTGATGTGCGACCCACTCGTACTGCCGGCTTGATGCCTGAGTGGTCTATTACTTGTTTTCCCATTACCCCCATCCTCCAAGTCCAGCCGTTGTTGCTCCGCTCGTACGGCGTGTGCGTCCGAGACGCTTCTTGACTACCGCAGCCGAGATTGAAATCGGAGCGCCACACATCGAACCGGCAATTGCCGACAACACGTGCGCGTCGAACCAGTGATTGTCTTTTCGCTCTCGCTCCCATTTCTCGATCATGCCGACGCCCGCCTTGTACTCGGATACTTTCTTCTCGGCCGTCAGGTGTTTTGCGAATGTCAGGTGCTCCTGATTGCGGACAACCCTGAACACCGTTGCCGCGCCAGGCTCGCCCATCGGCGTAGACCATCGTGCGTGTAGCCAGCTTTTCCACTTGTCCGCGTCGAACTCAAGGAGCCTGCACGCTCGCCGCCCTGATTCTTGGGGAACATCGGCAATATGCCAGCCGTCTCCAACTCGCACGATGTTTGGGTTCGTTATGCTCTTTGGTTTGCCGTAAGCCCTTGACATATCTTGACTTGTGCCGTGCCCTTTTGCTGGCCAGTAGCGGTCCCCCGCTTGCTCACACCAGTCATAGATCGGCTTTTCCTGGTTGTCCCCCTGGTACCCTGAGTCGATGAGGGCAACCCCAGGCCGATGGATTCGCTGCATACCGTCAGGCCAGCCGGCCTCAACCATCTCGTGGAACTGATCCATCGCCGACAGGATCGCTCGCTCGACACCAAGGTCTTTGGACAGAACCTCGAAGACTCCATAATCGACGACATGCGGCGCGCCATCCTCGGCAAACGAGCAGAGCGCCCAATGGGTGAGGAACTTGCCCACGTCCATTCCGATCGACAGCCTGACACAGGAATCCGGGACGATCCCTCGGTTCGGCACACCAACATGCCTCTCACAGATCTCCTGCCATGCCAACCGGCTCAAGTCGTCAATGGGCGGCTTGTGCGGCAAGGCAAACACGAACTGCCGCATTTCCTTCTCGGCGTTCTCTTCGTCGTTGGATTGGATGGCTGCGTACTCGTCAGCGCCAACCGAGCCTGCGGAGACGAACTGGTTGTCGACCGCAGACCAACGGAACCCAAGCGTGGAGGTTTCCGGCTTGCTTCCGGAGACCTCGCCTTCAGCAATTGTCTGCCCTTTATGGACCAGTTGCGATCTGCTGTTCGCTTTCCGTCGCTGCTCTTCGGTCCACACTTCTCCGCAATCGGGACACGTCCACTCGGAGAGATCGTAGGCTTGCGACTCTGTTTCGGCTGCCTGCCAACCAACCAGATGTTCTCGCTCTGGGCAGACCCATTCACCGCAATGAGGACAAGGGCGAACGATCCGCGATTCCGACCCCGCTTTGTACTCTCGCCACGTGCGGCCATCCTCGATCGACACCGTACACTCGGCGTAGGTTACTGCTGGGGTTCCCGTGCTATCCGTGAACGCCCTCAGTCGCCCTTCCAATTGGGTGAACTTGTCCGCCTCTCTGGACTTGCCGCCCACCTCATCGAAGGCGTCCGTCTCGGTGACTACCAGCACCCGCGACGTGAACGCCGCCCGCTTCTTGTCCCCGCCGCCCGCGGTCATGAACTTGAGCGTTGCGCCGTTGGTGAACTCTACCGAGCGAGGGATGCCTCCACGAGAGCCGTCGCCCTTGTCCGGAAGGAACTGCTCGTACCGAGATGCTTTGATGGCTGGCTCGAAGTCTTCCCTCCACTTGTCGGACGCCATCTCCTCTGTCGGAACGCCGCAGATTACGGTCTCGCCGATCTCGAACAGGTGATACATGGCGGGAATGACGAAGCACGTCAGCGTCTTGCCCGATTGGGTCGGCCCGAGCGCGAAGTGCCGGTGCCATCGGCCGTCCAACTGAGAGAACCAGATTGCGGAGTATGGCTGACGATCACACCGGTAACGCAAGTCCTTGTACGGACCGTCCGGGATGATTATCTCTTCCTCGGCGAACTCACGCATCGTCCGAAGACGGCGTACCCTTGCCCGATCGAACAGGGCTTCCGTCAAGAACTGCGCCGAACTCAGTCTCGGCATGCCTTTGGGCCTCGTCCAATCTCTCGTTGATGATCTGCAACACGTCGGCGTAGCCTTTCCGCTTGGCGAACTCGCCGACCTTGCGGAACGCGGCCCCGATAAGCTCGCAGCCACGCCGCACGTGGGCGGTCGGCATGACCTCCTCTTCCTTCTTGAGCCGATCCAGTCTGGCGAGCTTCGCCCGTTCTTCGCGATACCGTTCAAGCGCTGGGGACTGGACCATCTCTACGTCGTCGACAACAGGATCGCCCTTTCCGGCTATCCGTGATTTGTGCCATTCAAACACATCAGCAATGCAATAGCTGGAATCGGCGTTCCTCGGCATCCCCTTCTTGAACCATTGGCCAGGGACGCTCTTTGATGTGTGCAAGATTCCCGCGAGCGAAGCCGCGGTAACCCTGTTGGGGTCGATGGTCATGGTATTGGCCGTCGCCAGGTTCTTGCGAGGCTTCGTTCCTGGTTGGCGCGTCTTTCCGTTCGCAATGGTCACGGCTTCGCCCCGTGGTACTGCGCCTTACAGGTGATCCGACGGAACCCGTCTCGTCCGCTGCTTGCGGCGGTGACCTCCAGGTAGTATGTGGCCGCATCAGTGTAGGTCACCGTTGATGGAGCCACCCCTTGATACTTGCCATCCGAGGCCGCCACATAGGACATCGACACGCCGTTTGCCCCCGTCAGAGCGGCCTCGGCGGTGTCTTTGATGGTGAACGTCATCGTGGCGTCGTTGACGAAGGTGCCATCAGCCGCATCGGTCAACGCGTCCCACTCGATCAGGTTGTCTTCTGACAGGTACAATGGAACTATTGGCGTGCTCATCATTCACCTAAGTACATGCGTTTTTGACGGTCCCTTGTAGTCGCCCGGCGCTTGTCACGGTCCCTTGTAGTCGCCCGGCGCTTGTCACGGCCCCTGCCATGTTCGCTATTGCGGTGATCGTTCCGCAGAGAGCGCCAACCACATCGACCGACGGCGCCTCCGGCGCTATCGCCGAACACATCTTCAGCAACGACATTCGATCGGTATCGGCCAGCGTACCATCCGGCTCAGCCAGCCATGACCGATACGGAATCGTCAGCGAAATGGCCGATCCGCGTTTTTGCTTGCTGTCGAGTGCCATCCTACGGTCCATTGCTCCGTGCTTTGCGTTTCTCTATAATCATGGGCATGCCAAAGCACATCGATCTATCTGGCTCCGTTTTCCACGGCGTAACGGTGCTCAGAGTATCCCACAAGAGCGCCAAGAGCGAGTATCACTACGTTTGTCGATGTCCGTGCGGCGCCGAGTTCGTCGCCAGTGGAGACAAAGTCAAACGGCGTCATACCCGTAGCTGCGGATGCCTTTCCGATTCTCTCAAGCATGGATTGGTCAACACTCCAGAATATCGCACATGGGCCGCAATGAAGCGGCGTTGCCAGAACCCGAACTCCACACACTTCGCCCTTTACGGCGGTCGCGGAATCGTCGTATGCGACCGATGGCAATCGTTCCAACCGTTCTTTGCCGATATGGGTACGCGACCTTCCGCCGAACACAGCATCGACCGCATCGACAATAATGGCCCATACTCTCCAGACAACTGCCGATGGGCTTTGAGGGCTACCCAATCCCGGAACAGGCGGAACAACGTTGTTCTTTTCTTTGACGGTCGTTCGCAATGCCTCGCTGATTGGGCCGCCGAGTTGGGAATTCATATCGGCACGCTCCATCGTCGCTTGAAGAAAGGATGGGCTATCGAGAAGACGCTTTCGACTCCGGTTCGTCCTATCAAGGCCCGGTCACAATCTCCCCTATAGTTGTAGTGGTCCCATCATCCGAGACTGTTGCTTTGCTGTCAACGGTCGATGCATCGTCAGCGAACAGTGAATACGTTGTTGCAGTCTGCGTTTTCTTGTTCCTGAACGCCTTGTATAGCCAATCGATCTTCGTCGCCATATCTGGGTTCACCGGCGGCGCCCCCTGGGCCGGCTCCGTCCTGGCATCGTCCAACAGCGCCAGAACCGAATCTACGTTCGTGTCGATCGTCGTGATTGTCCCAGGGATCGTCGTTCCAGTATCGAGAACGATCGCATCAAGGATGAGATCCAACCGGCCGCCGTCTGCCCAGTCGGTCTGCAACTCGTTTGTGTCGGCTACGATCGCCGTGGTATCGGTCTGAACTCCTGCGATGTCGGTCGCCAAGTCCGCCACCGGGGTTCCGATCAATGCAGGGATGGTCGTTCCTGTGTCGACCAAGATCGCATCGATGTCGGTCCCGCATTGAACGCCGAACGAACCGACGCCGACATGGCCTGATGTCGCTTCGTCCCATACAGCGTCAGCGATCGTTGCCGCCGTCGGGGCTGCCGCTACTGAATCGGTCCCGCGTTCCGTTTCCCGAATCAGCGAATAGTAGATCACCCCGGTTGCGTCGGTGATCTCGTAGTCGTTCGCTGCAACGGTCACTTTCTGGCTCTTGAACGTGAACCGGATCGAATCACCCTCGGCATATCCCGAACCGCTGTCGAACACCTCGTCAAGGTAGATGAACCCGGCAGCCTCGCTGCACGCGCCGTCAGTGACCACCGCAGACCATGACGTACCGCCAATCGCCTTGCGGTGGATCGAACAGGTTCCGGGCGTGATCTCGGCAGTCGAGGGCAGGTCATCGAGAGCGTTCGTCAGATGGAAACCGGTCCGCCAACTTGCCGTGTCGGCCAAGTCGATAGACTGCGGAATCGCCGGCGTGATGTTGATGATATCGGTGATTCCACCACCACCACCGGTGATCCATGCGGAATCGCCGCGGTCTCG